GAGCGCCTTGTTCAGCGCATCGTCGACGCGGAGCTGGTTGGCCTGCTTGAGCGCATCGAGCTCCATGTCCATCGCCACCGCGCCCGCGCGCTCAGTCGCCTGGCCGAAGCTCGCGGCCTGCGCGCCGGGATCGACGCGAGGCGTCGCGGGCTGGAACTGCGCCGGCTGGAACTGCGCCGGCATCTGCTGGAAGGTGTCGTAGGTCGGGACTCTCGGCACGGTTACATCCTCAGTTGCTGGCCGGCGTACCAGCGCGACGCCACCGCCGTGGCCGAGCCGACGAGCGAAGTCGCCGCCGACATGAAGGGGCTGACGCCGCCCGCGTCCGCGCGCGCCATCGTGGCGCCGATCTGCTGGTTGGTCGCCTGCGTGCGGTAGCCCCACGCGGCTTGCAGGGCGTTGCGCTGGATCGTGAGCGCGTCGGCCTCGCTCATGAAGTCGGTTGTGTTCAGGATGTTCTGCGGGGTGTCGCTGGCCAGATCAATGCCATTGGCCGCCATACTCACGCGCTGCCGGCTCTTGAGCTGCCCGGCAGCAAGCCGGCTCGCCTGCTCCTGGCGCTGGCCCTGCAGCAAGGCGGACTTGGCGCCGAGCTCGGAAATCTGCGCGTTGATCTCGGCCATGCGCGCCTGATGCTTGAGGCTGTTCTTGGCCGAGCGCGCGGAGTAGTAGGCACCCACCGAAGAAGACACGGCGCCCGCGATCGACATCGCGCCGCCCGCGCCGCCGATCTGCGAGAACGCACCGCCGGACAACCCTGCGTCCTGCTGCGCCAGCATCGCCGACTGCTGGCTGCCGATGTTGGTGCCGTACTGGAGAGGCACCAGGAGACTGGAAAGCATTGGCGCACTGTCCTGATGATGGAATGCGCCGATGATGCGGCGCGCGCGGGGAACCACGCGCACCACATAAGAGATGGGGTCCGGCTGCGGGATTGTGTCGCCTCACGGCGGCGGCCGGCGTCGCACCGGCCCGGATGGATCACCTCCTTCCGTGGTGATGCAATCAGCCGCCGATCGACACCTCGAGCGACATCGAGACGATGGTGAGCGGGAGCGGATCGGACTGGCGCACGCACACCTGGCCGTTGTCGGTCCAGCTTGGCGTGATCACGATCGGGATCTCCTCGGACTTGAGCGCAGGCGGCGAGCCGTAAGGTTCGGTCGTGCGCTGCTTGGCCTCGGTGAGCCGGTCGAACGATGGGCCGGCGAAGATGCCCGACGAGCGATAGACGCGCAGCCACGCCTTGTTCACGTTCTTCTGCCGCCCCTGGCCGAAGCCCTGGATCTCGAAGGCCAGCGGCAGCGTTTGCGCGTCGGCCTCGATCGGCAGGCCGATATGCACGACGCTGGCTTCCACCTCGAGCTGCACTGCGCCGCCCGTCACCACGCGCGGCGGATGCACCGCGCCATCTGCCAGGATGGACACCGTGCAGCCTTCCAGGTGCGCAAGGCCGCTGATCGTGTCAGCGGGCGCGCCGTCGTAGGTCAGGCCCGAATCGACGAAGAACGCATTTTCCTGCTCGCCGAAGAGCCGCGGCGCCATGCGCTCGATGTAGCGCACGCTCTGCCCGTTGATCGTGCGCCTGACAACGGTATAAACCGCGTCCTCAATGCCTTCAGCGACGCAGGTAACTGACTCGAAAACCCCGTCGGTATCGTGCTGGTGCCAGGCACCGATTTGCTGCTCGGGCATGTACGTAAGGCCAAGCAGCTTTCCGGACGATGAAACGAACCAGACCACCGGAGAAGGCGCTTTCTGGAATGTGATGTCCAAGATGTCGAACCCATCAAAGAGGTGCGGCGCACGCAACGAAAGGTCGCCAGTGATGTACCCCCCGGCCTGCCAGTTGTACGCCAGTTCGCGCGCGTGACCGCCACGCGCCGCACCGTAAATGATGTTCGTGTTCACGATGACCGGCTGCGCAAGCCCGGCGCCGATGTAAGACTGGGGCTGTACCGTCACGCTGCTGGGCGTGATTGCGTCCGAATTCACGGAGGTTACACGCCACTCGGCCGAGGCGGTCAGGAGCACAAGCGAAGTAAGAGGGACGATGTGTCGAATCGTATTTGCTTCGCGCGCAGCAACACGGAACCGGAGCGCGTCATCGTCGCGACTGGGGGTGGAGTAAGATAGATCCGACTCCGTGCCAGTCCGAGTCATCCATAGGTTCTGCGGCTGGTTCTTGGTCGCAGCGAAAATTCTACGCTGCTCAAAGTAGGACACCGCGCCAGGGTAATTCCCAGATGAGTCGAACGCCTGGTCGTAGATTGGCGGCGTCTTTGCGAGGTTTGGCGTGGTTTCTCCGTTGTCCGTGAAAGTCGCGCCGGCAGTCTGTCCGATATAGCCGTACACCCCGCCGTCCAGGCGGTAGATGTTATAGAGGGACGCGCCAGGTACTCCAGACCAGGTAAGCGTGTGCGAAGCCCCCGGCTGAAATATGTCGCTTGACACTCCTGCGCCAGCCGAGGCGACCGACTCCCCGCCCGCGTTTGAAATTAGCGCAGTAACTACATACGAGTACCAGTAATCGTTCTTTGTTGTAACCGTGGTCGTGACAGCGAGGCCCGTTGGCGGCGAGATCGGGGCGGCAAACGAGAGTGTTGATAGCTGCCAGTTTGTTGCCCCCAGCCGGCGCAGCTCGCGCGGCGCATGGTTCGGATGCACCAGAGTGAGCACGTCCGCAGACTGGACGTAGTGGATGTCGAAGAGGTCGGCCTCGGCGTAGGGGTTGGCGATCTCGTAGGGCACCGCACCATTCATCAGCGTGGCGCCCTGCGTGTGGAAGCGAAAGTATCCGGCGCCGAGCTCGATCACCATCGTCTGGTCGGTCGAGTAGGTGAATGGGATCAGGCGCGTCTTCTTGGTCGAGTCCTTCACCGCGCGCACGAAAGCGAAGCCCGGCCGGTTGGTGATCGGCCCGTGCGGCAGCACGATGAAGTTGCGGCAGAGCGCCAGGCCGGTCTGAAACTTGATGTCGTCGATGCGCCCGAAGAACTCGGGCGTCACCTCGCCGCCGCCGAACGAGCGCTGCAGGGTGCGGATGTTCGGCATCTCAGCGCCCCCAGGTGTTGGGCGTGGTCAGCGCGCCGCGGGCGTTGATCCAGTCCGGCGTGTGCTCGGGGCGCATGCGCCGCTGGTTGGCGTCGGACTCGGCCGCGCGACCGAACATCATCTGCGCCATCTGTGCCGCACGCTGCGCCATCGCCATGCCGGCGTCACCCTTGAGGATCGGCCCGGCCAGGTAGGAGGCCAGCAGCCAGGCCAGCGCATCGACGAAGAGCGGGGAGAACTTGGTCGTGTCGGTGATGCGCGCGATGTAGCGCACGGTCGCCACCGGCTCGTTGGTGTAGATCACGCCCATGCCATTGGCCAGCGCCTCGCGCTCGTACTTGGCCACGCTGCAGTCGTCGCCCGCGCCCTCGGCGAACACATCGAGGATCTTGATGGCGTCGCCCGGCAGCGCGTAGGCGTAGGCCCAGCAGCCATAGTCGCCCGCGAACTCGGCCAGCGTGCCGCGCTTGGTGGCGAAGCCCCAGTGGTGCATCTCGAGCAGGGTGTCACGCGCCACCGGGTAGAAGCGCGCGCCGTGCTCAGCTTGCGCGGAGCCCTCTGGCGGGTAGAGGCTCGCCACGGTGGCGTCGTCGCCGAGCCGGGAAAGCGCGAGATTCACGATGTCGATTTCACTGGCCACGGTCGGACCCCATCAGAAAAACGGGGCGGGCGTTGCCGCCGCGCCCCGGAACCCATGCTTCGGGAGGGAAAAGACTTAGACGAGGTCGTCGGCGCCCTTGGGCGTCTGCGCCTCGCTGTCGGTGCGCGCGATCTCCGAGAAGGTCGTCGGCTCGCCGCCCTTGGCTTTTGCCTTGGGCTTCGGCTTGACGGCCTCGGCCGCTTCCGCCGGCTCGAACCACGAGGCCTTCGCCCCGTCCTCAGCCTCGAAAACGTCGCCCACCCGGCGCCGAGCGCCGCCGTAGAACCCCTGCTTCATCGCGCGTACCTTCATGGCTCAGTCCTCAGCTGCCGTCGGCGTAGGCCTTCCACTTCGCCACGTCGTGGGTCAGGAAAGCGTTGACCTTGCCGGCGGTGACAGCAGCCACGCCCGTGGTCTGCAGGAGGCCCAGGAAGCGCTCGTAGGCGTTGCCTTCCATCGGGACCGGGCCGGCGTACAGCACGGTCCCGGCTGCGATGCCCGAGCCGACAGTGAAGACCGGCGTGCTCAGGTGCTTGGTGCCAGTCCCAGGGTCGATCGCCGCAGTGGCGTCCGAGGCCAGATGGAACTGGACGGTGCCGCTCGCGCCTGCGTCGATCTCGGTGTCGACCGTGATGACCAGGTGCAGCGGCTCGCCGTTGCCGATGTCGCGGGCAACGCCCAGGTCGATCTGGTCGCCGATCAGGTAGCTGCCGGCCGCGCCCGTGTTCAGGGCGACGGCATCGGCAAATTCGTTGCGCTCGTCGAGAATC